TTGTGGATATCCAGCCGGTTGATGTTCACGCGCCATATATGGACCTCTTTCACGCAGTTCATGGCCGTCGCGCCCCAATAGCCCTGGACGGAGATGTCATGGAACCGGAGGTTCAGGCAGTTCGTTGCCCGGAGGACATACCCGGACGTGGTGTCCCTCCCGTTCTGCCGCTTCCCTGCAGCGTTGAACCCTACGATGTCGGATACTTCCACGTTATAACTGCCCCAGATGTAAATCATCGTATTTTTGAATACCGTGTTGCTCATCTTGGTCGTATCCGGATAGAACGAAAACCCGGAGATATGGGCGTTATGGCATTTGCACCACAACACCGAGCAGTATTTATTGGCGGACGTTTCCAGCTTCACCTCGCAGCCCGTGAAATAATAATGGGCCGCTGGCAACCGGGTGTAGCTGACGGCAAACTTTGAGATGATCGTGTCCGTACTCACTTCATGGGTCACATAATCGCTGACCGGTGTGGCAATCTCCTCGCCGCCTGCCTTGTCCCAATCTTCCTGCAGCGGATTGGAAAGGATCCCATCGGTCGTATGCAAAAGCAACTCATATCTCGGAACAGAATATAAATACCCTGCGTCATCCCGGACCGCATACGGGTCTTCCTGGATATTTAGGATTGCATTCTGCCGCAGCTCCCCTTCGTTCCCTTTGGTGCCGACGATGAAACTGTCCTTTTTGTAGGTATCCTTGGTTGCCGCCACCGGCTCATAGGTCATGTAATCCTCTTCGTTGTCGCCCCAAAGATAAAAACCGTACCATGTGGCGTTGCAGTCCCGCACCACCAGCTGGCTGCCGGACAGGTCGATGTTCCCGGCGCAGATGATGGGGTCGTCATTGTTCTTGCGGATGATGCCATCATGATTCGCCACCTTGACAAGGAACCGCTTCCGTCCGCTTTCCGGCTCGATGGCGAACACGCTCTTCTGGTATTTGTGGGCGTTCACCAGCGCAACCGAATCATCCGTCTCCCCGTCCAGCTTCGCGCCGAACTGCCGGTAGTTCACCACGGTGTCCGTGATACAGGCGTACAGATGCTTGTATTTCACATGCCCCTGGCTATCCGTCACCGGGACAGGCCGCCCGGTCACGCTGTCCCGCAGCAGCACATAGTCCCCGTTGGCATCCAGTTGCGGCGTGCCGTCCAGCTTATAGACCAGCTTATACTCCACCTCGTCCGTCTCCCCCAGGTCCACCGTCCAGGGATACGCCTCATGGGAATACAGGTAGCGGCATTCATAGTTCGCGCCGCCCCCGTCATTTTCTTTGTAATAGCCTTTGGTCCGTACCACAGCGCCTTTATACAGGAACTCCGCCGCGTCCTTCAACTGGGCCACGGTAGCGTAGACCCCGGCGCTTCCGTTCCCGGTACCGTAGGCGATCAGCCTGCGTATCTCATCGAGCGCCGCCTGGGCTGCCGCCTTGGCGCTTTCCACATAGGCCAGGTCATAGTTGTATGCCGTGGGCGCGCCGATGGGCGTCACGGTCTCCTTCACCTCGATATCCACGCGGGTGTCAGGGATGACGACGGGCACCGTGGGTTCCCCCGCTTCGATCTCGATATGCTGGATCCTGTGCTTCAGTCGTTCGTCAATCATTGTGCACCGTCCTCCGAACTATAAATTTGTTGGGGTACACCAGCGTGGTGTGCGCCCCGCCTGCCGTATTGATATACAAGTCATACCAATAGGTCCCTTCCGCCAGGACGGACATCTCCTGCGCCGTCCCGAACACGGATATCACATTGTTCAGCGTGTCGATGCCGCAGGGAAGCGACAGGAGAACCTGCCGTCCCTCGATATCCTTCTTCACCGTGAAGACCGCCGAGTCCCCATCCTTCAGTTCCAGCCCTTTCAGGTGGAACAGGGTGATAAAGGTATCCCCGTGGCTGCACATGATGCTTTTGTCCTTTACGATGATCATGCCGAACCTCCTTCCTGGCCCTCTCCTTCATTTGGTTTTTCCGTCTCTTCCTCTATCACAACATGCGCCTCAGTGGCCGCGCTCCGGCCATAGTAGGTCACCACGGTGACCGACAGCAGGAATTCTCCCGTTTCCTCTACCGGGAACGTGATCGCCGTCGCATTGGTATTTGTCGTCTCGCCCCGGAACGCCACCTCGTAATACCGGAACCCGGCCGCATCCGACGCGTTCCACGAGGCGCTCACGATGTATTTGTCATTTTCTTTTGTGACTGTTGCTAACAGGCCGGTCACCCGGCTGACGACGATGGACTGGATCACGCTGACCGTGGCCACCGTCCCGGAGGACCTTGCCCCCACCCCGACAGTAACGACCTTCACGCGGGCCGGCTGCCGTACCGAGGTGTGGGAATAGCTGTTGCCACGGACGCCTTCTGCCGCCAGTGTGTACTTCCCGTTTTCCATCACGTAAATTTCATAGTTCCCACTGCTCTCCCGCACCCAGGAGATATCCGTCTGGTACCGGGAGGAACCGTCCTGCAGGAGATACCGGTAGGCCACGGCGGACAGGGATGTGACGTCCTTCACCGTCTGTTCCTTCGCGGCATACTGGATGACCGGGATATCGTAGTTTTCCTCATACACCGAGGCGTCATATTCCAGGCACTCGATCTTCCGCGTAAAGTCCTGGGCGCGGGTGATGGATTTCACCACGAAGGGCTTGCTGCCTTTCCGGGTGAATGCGATATCGAACACATCCTGCGGCTGCGGCGGGTCTTCCGGGTTGAACGTATTGCTCACCAGAAGCCGGCACCAGCCGTCCTTGTTCTTCAGCACCGTCACCGGGGAGGTGTACATGTTGTCGTTCACCGTCCGGTACATGATGCGGTAGGGTCCTTCCATATCGTCCAGCTCCACTGGCAGCACCAGTTCCTGGCCTTCCACCTTAAAGATCCGACCGCTCCGTGCCCATTTCGGTACATCGTGTGCTACCAGCACCACGTCCCCGACCGTGCAGGCGATGGCATCCACCCCGGCCTCAAAAGACACAGTCCGTAAAAGTCGCTGGTTGCAATATAACTGGTACATACCTTCCCGGTAAGCCTGCTCATAAGAGGTAATGCCGTTGAACTCCGCCTGGGCCGTCCGCTCCTGGGCGTCTGAATCGTAGGTGTCGGAATAAATCGTAACCGTCTCCCGGCTGAAGTCATTGGCCGCATCCATGTAGGTCAGCTCCACGCAGTTCGCCCGGTCGCTTGTCTGCAGGAACTCTTCTTTGAAGGTGCCTTCGACAATGTTTCCCATCCCGAACATCTGCACCGGCTGCCGGACAGAGTCCCAGGTACAGCCGTAACGGGTGCCGAAGCGCAGCACCTGCCCCCGTCCCACATTGGCGATGTTCTCGTTGATGATGTCCAGCATTTCCCCTGCGTTCACGATCTCAATATTCACATAAAGGCGTTTGGCATTGCAGAAATCCGCCCAGGCCTTGAACTGGTCATAGAGGATTCGTTTTGCCGCCACGCCCCTCACGTCATATACGAACCGCCCCGTGTGGATGTTCTTCAGCCTCCGGCACTGGTGCAATACATCGTAAGCGGCCCAGGCCGGATTGTTGGAGGCCTTCTGTTCATACTGGTTGGTGTTCGGGTTCCACACATACACATAAGGGCAGGTCTTCTTGAACCTCAGCGTGGGCGTCCCGCTGATCTGGTCCGTGGCCAGCGCCTTGATCCCGATCAGCGCGATGTTGGGATAACAAAAATCGTCATAGACGATGGACGTGAGCCCTGTCCAAAAGCACCGGGTACTGGCCCGACTGCTGTTCACATCGTGGCTGCGCCCCACCACCTTCATCTTCACCTGGTATTCCCCCGGTGCCAGGTTGTCCACCCTGTACTCTTTTCTCAGCGAGCTGGACTGGCTGCCGGTGATATGCCCGTCCTGCGTACCACCGCCGATGAACTGTGTCCATGCCCCGTTCTCACCGAGACGATAGTATCCTTCGATATCCACCGAGGCAGTTCCCAGATTGCCATCGTCCTTGGCATAATACAGGCCGTTGGAGAATTCCACTTTCACAATTAAGCCTTCCGTGGCGTTCCCCTGCGCCGTATCGATCCGTTCCGTATCCAGCAGCTGATAGTTCAGGTTCTTGGTAAAATAGGTATCGTTAAAATTGGTAATGGGCTGCTGATCGTTGGTTCCTTCCCTCGTTTCCAGCGTCATGCCTTCGTAGTAGCTGACGGGGTTGTCGTTGACCTTCACGTCGGAAATGGTCAACGGCCCTTCCCCGGCCGCCACCAGCCAGTTCAGGTATTCCTTGTTATCCCTTACTTCCACATATTTCCCGATGGACTGGCCGCCGCTCTGCACCGTCCCGTAGGTCAGGGCGATGGCATTGTTCTGGCCTTCCATGGTGGAAACCCCGTCCCAGGAATAGGTGGGATCCGTTTTCACATCGTAGTTCCCCATATCCTGTTTCCCGGTGAATCGCCCGATGAGCGTACTGCCCAGGAACATGACGGCGGTCGCCGCCAGGAACGAGGCAAGGCCCCAGCTCCCCATGGCCACCGCGCCACTTCCCATGAACGCGCCGCCGGCCACCACAGACCCGACGCCCAGGGATACGATGGATAATGCGATGGCCGCTACGATGCCGAGGATGCCCTTGCCCCCGCCGCCTTTACCTATGACCGGGCTGACCACCACAAAGTCACCGGGTTTTGTCACTGTTCCGGGAACCGGTGACGAAGCGTTCACCGTCACTCTCATTTCAACTCCCGGAAGAGCGTGATTCGCGGCAAGACTTTCCACGGTGTCCCCCGCAGGAATTTTTTCTACCGTCCTGCCATTCCACGGCTCAAACGGGTTCCGGATGACCACCAGTGTAATTTCATTCACTGGCCGGTTTACTTTCTCTGATGTTTTCTTTTCCTGCATATTCATAGCACCCCT